AACTTGCCATAAATGTTTTATTTTATTACAAAAATTATAATAAAATAAAATTAGGAAGTAATTTTTTTATTCATTTCACACTTACATAATTTGTAATTTTTTAAAGGTGATTTACTATTCCAAAGCATCCCTATATTACGTTTATACACATGAATAAAGTTTTTCTCTATTTCTCTTACAATATGAAGATCATCGTTAACATAATCAACATATGAGTCTTTGAAATTACTGATAGCATTGGTATAGTCATTCGTAATATGTAAAACGGAAATTTGACCAGATTGAATATCATGCTCGATGATAACATAATATTCTGAAGCATTTTTAGCCATTACAATTATAATATAAGTATCATATTATTTTCGTTTGAATTGATATTTTTTGCGAGGTAATACTCTATCATTACGAGTGGCACGATAAACACCTCCTTTTGGTGAATCTTTCATTGCCATTGTCTTAGCACGTTTCCTTGCTCCGACATCAGATGTTTTATAATGATATTTTGTTCCACATTTCCCCCATGCATACCATCCTTGACCATTTTTATTATAACCATGTTTTAGAGGCATTGTTTTTTTTGTATAATAGGACATTATAAAAAAAAAATATGTTTCCATGTTATATAAACATAATGGATGCGCGTGATCAAGCAGATGATGTATCAGACAGATTGACAAATATATTTCAAAAAATTGAGGATAGTTTTAACAAATTACCAGAAGAACCAGAAAACATGTTTGAATTTGCACATAGTTTAGAAGTATTAGGTAATCAAATGATAGAAGCTTCAAAACAACTAAAGGGATTAATGGATTTTCATGATTATGTTCATCTATCTAAACCAAAACTTGATAACAAATTATTAGAGATGTGCGAAAAAAAAGAATGTGATGATATATCTATAGAATATGCAGAATCCCACAAAACAAAATAATATAAAAAGAGGATTGCATATTTCCAAACACGGTATTATTTTTAATGGCAAAACAATACAAAACATAGATAAAATAATCCCACCAAAACCAGAAAAGAAGAAACAACCTAAAAAGAAAAATAACAACAAAGTTTATAGAGATTTTTGTAAAATTGCTAGAAAATGGGATAAATACTCCAATATGAGTTATCGCGAATTTCTCTGTTATAGTAAGAAGGATTATGAAAAATGGAAGGTAGGTATTGCATGTAATGAACAGTTTTTTTCCTCTTCAGATGAGGATGATTCTGATGACGCATATGATGATGCATGCGGAACGCCCCATAAGGAACAACCCACATTTGGGATGGACCGGGAATATCAAATGAGTTTCAATCTATCAATATAATGAAATATATTTTATATTATAATAATATAGAATATGTTAAAAAATCAAGGTTTTTCATTAAAAAAAGGCTCGAGAGAAGCATTTAAGGTTAAGGGGGGAAAATTATCGGGTCATATGGTGCGCGTAAATGAGCAATCAAACCAAGATAATTTTCCCGAGATCATAGTACAGGATGGTACATTGCAAAAAGTACCTTCATATGAAGAGAGAGAATGCATTTTTGTGACAGGGGCATCGGGTGCTGGTAAATCAACTTGGACAGGTCAATATGCGCGAGAATACAAGAGAAAATACCCAAATAATAATCTAGTTTTATTTTGTCCTAAATTAGATGATCCAGCATTGAATGAATTGAATCCAATTAGAATTAATTTATGTGAACAAAATTTTATTGATCCAGAAACAAAATTGAATATAGATGAGTTGGAAAACACCCTGTGTATATTTGATGATATAGAAGGGATTGCTGATAAACAGATAAAAGACGCTGTTCAATCATTAAGAGATCAAATATTAGTAATAGGTAGATCCAAACATATATCATGCGTGACAATTAGTCATCTTATCACAGATCATAAAAATACACGATACTCTATTATGGAATCACAATTTGTTGTTTTTTTCCCTGCTGGTGGTACAAATATGCAAATAACAAGGTTTTTGAAATCATACTGTGGATTGGATCGAAATGCGATTCATAGAATATTAAGAGAAACACCATCGCGTTATATAATTTTACACAAGATGTACCCTTTCTATGTTATAGCCAAGGATATGGCTTATATGCTATAATATCTCCAAGTCTTTTTCCTATTATAATAATATAATAAGAATAAGATGGATGCTATGCAGACAATGTGGACACCATTAGATATATTCAATTTTCTAGGACATGAGATTCCCGTGATAGCAACAAGTGAATTATGGAGAGTTAAATCATTAGACCAATTATTTGGAAAATCAGATAGTGCGCTAGTTTTATATCAAACAAATCATAATGGAGAGCAGAAAATAGGTCATTGGGTATGTCTTGTTAGAGATGGAGATGATGTATATTTTTATGACCCATATGGAACATGGCCAGATGATCAATATGATTATATTCCTATGAGTTATAGAAAGGAAACAAATCAAATGAAAGACAATTTATCAAGATTATTATATTATAGTCCATACAAGAATTTACATTATAACCCTCATCAGCATCAAATGAAAAAGAAAGGAGTGAATACATGTGGTCGTCATTGTGCATTGTATTTATATATGGCATTAGAACCAGAAAAGTATAATGAAATGATGAAGGAGATATCGGAGATGTATGGAGGATCATATGATGAGATGGTAACAAAAATTACGAGCACAAACAAATAATGTGTATTGTATTATATATAGATTGGAAATGTCATCACATCATAAGGATGATGAAGAAAACATCTACATGAACATTACAGTTCATAACGGTTTTACTGATAGAACAATTGGAGCTGAATATCGAGAGTCAAGAAATGAACCATTATTGATGAATCCAGATGAATATGAAATGTCTGTGGTTAGATTTGATATGCCTAGTACTGGGATACCTAAATTATTGTTTAATTTCCCAGAAGATTTTATAATTACTTTATCATATCCAGATGAAGGTTATGAGAGTCAACAAACTTTGCAATTTTTTGAATTAGATTTTACAGTAGCAGCAGATCTAATATGGTATTTTAAACAAATGGTAGTCTCAATGAATAATGCATTTACAGCAGCATATAATGATATTGTTACCCAATACGAAGTTGTAAATGGTGTTGGTTCATGGGCAGCATCTGGTGGACCCCAACAACCACCTGTACTAGTGTATAATTCATCATCTACTTTATTTTCAATATATTGTCCAGAAGAGATGGAGGATAGTAATACAAACAGAATTGAATTATGGATGAATTATCAATTGTTTAGATTATTTGAAACCATCATGACAGAATTTTATGGATATGACCTTCCAACAAAAAAAGATGTAAGACTTGTCGTGAGAAATTTTTTAAATAATTATGTTACTATTTCAACTAATCCAGCATATAATGGTAATTTTCTAAGAATGGATCAAGAAGCAAAATCTTTGGCAGAATTTTACAGAGTGTATAAAATAGTCATTGTATCTGAATCAATATCAACTAGGCGCGAGAGTTTATCTGTTTTTGACCCATCTAGTACAATCTCAGATAACCCTCAATCTGCTCGATCAATTGGTATAATTACAGATTTTGATTATAGTTTATTAACTGCTGATGCTGATAGAATTACATATCTTCCAACTGCTGAATATAGATGGGTAGACTTACTATCATCTGGTCCATTAACAAAATTTGATTTTAAAGTATACCTACAAAGTGAAGGTGGAATTTTAGATTTGGTTAGGCTCGATCCTAGTAAAAATATTAATATTAAATTACTTTTCCGAAAGAAAAAAAAAATCTAATATGATATTATATATACCAAGCAAATATGGCCGATAAATCTCATGCTGATATTAAATTGATTCTTGATCCTGAAATTGATGTAGATCAAACTCCGTTGTATACTATTCGTAAACCCGCATCATTTGTGCGCTATGATAATAATATTAGTACATCATACTCGACCAATAGTGTTAACTTTTCAGTAGTACCTCCATCCAAAATTTGTGCTGTATCCAAAAGATGTCATATTGATTTGGCATTCCAATTTGTTTTTTCAGGCGATGCTGGAGATGACAGAGTTTTGTTGCCTACTATTACAGAAAATGGTGTAGATTACCTAGTAGGTGAGACTGATGCTTTACGTTGGATGCCATTTCAATCAGTATGCGATAACTTGAAAGTATCATTTAATCAAACTAATGTATCTATTAACCCTAGTGATTATATTGAACCTCTTTGTCGTATTGGTTTCTCTCATGATTATGAGGACCATGAACTATCTGTTGGACCATCTCAACATGATCAATTCCAAGATTTTGGAGACTGGACCAAATATGGATCAGCACGTAACCCTCTATGTGCATATGGTGAAAATTCAGCACAACAATCTCGTGGTGCCTTGCGGTTGAGAGTAACACAAAATACTCAAACTGCTGCTACTGTATTAGCTGAATGGTCTGAACCTATTCTTATGAGTCCATTCCTTTTGTCAAAGATTGAACAAAAAGGTTTCTTAGGTCTTCAAAACATGAACTTTACATTTACCCTTGGTGGTAATGCATTGTCTCGTATGTGGTGTCATGATGCTACCAATGGTTCACAATTATCTGGTCCTCCAGTTGTTTCATGGCAATCAGCACCTCAACTTCGATTGAAATATTTGACTGTACCTCTTATTGAAAAAATTCCCGAATATAATGCATATCCTTATTGTGAAATAGTGTCTCGGGATACAAACTTTGGTCAATTGGCTGCTGGAGCAACTAATACTGCATCTGGATCAAATGTTCAATTGTCTGTTATCCCCCAACGATTGATTCTTTTTGTACGTGAACGTAATGCTGATCGAGATTATACCAAGACAGATACTTATGCTAATATTAGTAATGTTAAGTTGAATTGGGACAATTATAATGATGTCTTGAACTCTGCTCGTGAACAAGATTTGTATGGATTATCTGTACGAAATGGATTAAAATGCAATTGGGCACAGTGGCATACACATGTTGGATCAGTTGTATGTATTGATTTTGGTAGAGATGTAGGTCTCCCAGATGCTGCAGCACCGGGAATGAGAGGAAACTATAATATGCAGGTGGATGTTACCTATACTAATCTTTCTGATCGTACTATTAATTATTCATTCTATTATGTATGCATCAATGAAGGTACACTTTCATTTGATGATACTCTCTCACAAATTACTGTTGGTGATGTTTTGCCTAGTGATGTATTGACAGCAGATCAAATGAATCAACTTGAGAAATTGCCTTTTGAGGAAGCATATTCTTATTGTGGTGGATCATTTATCTCATCTCTTAAACGTGTTGGACATAAATTGGCTCGTGGTGTCCGAAAGGGAGTTGAATTTGCTATTAAACATGGTCCTGAAGCAGCACGTCTTGTTAAGAAATATGGTCCTCAAGTTCTTGAAGTTATGGCTATGGCTGGATTAGGAATGGATGCTGGTGATGTTATGATTGAACGTGCTATGGCTCGTGCTGAACAAAATTCTTCTGGTATGGGTTGGACTGGTGGTGCTAAAATGGCTCGTCGTTCACTACGATCTCGTATGTAATTCCACATTATTTTTTATTATTATAATAATTTTTATAATAATAAATAGAAAATATATATGCGTGTTACAGAGACGCGACTCTGTTTCTAAAGACTCCAATTTTTTGAAGTTGGAGATGAATATAAAGTAACAGAATTAAAATCATTATTAATAATTAACTCTGATGATCCTAAAATTGTATCTGTAATATGGGGTGATATTGTAATATGATTATTGAAAGCATTTCCTGTGTTATCTAAAATAACAAAAGAAGACGAACCGACTTCTTCTGACGATATGAGAGGTAAATTAATATTACATGATGATGATGATGTATCAACACTTATAATATAATCTGTTTCCAATGCATTATATGTTGGTCCAGATATTTCTATACGAGGGTATAATAATTCTTTTTTTGAAATAGGATTTTTAACATTAATACTGTTTATGGTTAGGTCACTCCATGGTGCAATATCTTCTAATGACTTGCCAATTATTTGGTTCAATGACATTTCTTTATAGTATTTGTTTCTAGTTTATTTCTTGGAACTCACAAGCACAGAATACAGACTCATTTGCTCCTACTGATTCTCCTGTTATAACTATTATATCGCTATATCCTTCAATATTTGAAGTGACAAAAACACGATCTCTTAATTGAGATTCACCTACAGCAGCACGAGAGTCAAAATAACCAGACGCAACCAAAATGTTTTGTTGTGCAAATGATACAGCAGTAGCAGATGAGTCATATTCAGCAGATGATTGTGCATTAACACTTGTCCATGATGATCCAGTCAAAGGATCAGTAGTTGGTGATAAAAATCTATAAACTCTGAAGAGTATGAATCCATTTGTTGAACAAGATAAATTTGCAGCAATTGTGTTTAATGTATCTCGACGTGATGATGCTTTTAATCTGAGTGATAAAATTGGTACTTCTGCATTTACTGTTTTTGGAATAATTCCAGAATTAGCACCATAAACATCACCAGTTGGTCTGAATCCTCCATTAGAATTTACAGTGCAACAAATCTGATTCATAGTTGCTGGAGTAGGACCAATTGCTTCTAATTCATAACGTACTGGAAGACTAGGACGATTTATATAAGGTTTTTGAATATTGTTCCCTTGTCCATTTGCATGTAAGAATCGATGAACTGGATGAATTTCTCTGTTAATTACCATTCCTAAAGTAACCTCACCCACCCCTAGCCATTCAAGTCCGATATTCAAGATTTGTCTAGTAGACCAGTCAACTGTAATACCAGATGGTCCAGTTCCATCCATAGGATCAATATTCCATGATGATTGTGCAACTTTAGTATCAACTTGTGATCCTGTAACACTGGTTCGTTCTACAATATTAACAACAGACCCATCCCATTCAAAAAAGAATCCATTACCTTGAGGATTTGTTTCTTGTGTCTTATCATTCACATCATCAAAATATCCAATTTTGGAAATGTAATTTGCTTCTGTTCCAGAAGTTTTCAATACTCCAGTAACCAAAATTTCTAATGATTTACCTGGTTGATAATTGCAATAACGTCTAGATTGCCTAACAATTCTATCTCCAGTAGTTGCTACAGACATGACATAAAATGAGCCATTTGGATCTAATGCTCCAGATGCAGTTCCTGTTGTTAAAGTATCCCATTTGGTTTCATTATCTCTTGTTAACAATTTACTATCAAATAGGGTAAATGGACTTGCAGTTTTAACTCTAAGAAATTCATCCAATAATGTGGCATCTAGTTTTATTCCATTTTCTAACCTTTGTTCTAAAGTATTAGATGTTGGTTTATATGGACTATAGATAGTATTCAATCTGAAGAATGTTTGTGCAACTGATCCATTAGTATATACTACACGGAAATTATTATTTGTGACTTCCAATGGGAAACTGTAATCTTTATTTGCTGAAATATTTTCTGAACGAACAGAGTCCCAATTAGTACCATCTGATGAGAATTCAAATGATATGGAACCAGATGTATCTGATTTTAAAGATACTGTTATACCAGTATAACGTAATACATTTTCTGATGAACCAGTCCATATTGCTGATATTCCTAATGGTGTATTTGTACTATTTTGAGTTGATGTAATAGGAGTCAATGTTGTTAAAAAAGTCATCAGATTTATTTTTTATATTATATAGATTATATAAAAAGCATGAGTCTCAATCAAATATTGGATAATCCAGCGGGTACAAGACCATTACCATGGACAAATTTAAATGTCAATTCTATTAAAGCAAAATCAATAACGAGTGATACTCCAGCAGCAGAGTCAAGAGAAAATGTATATGTTTCATCTTCTGGAGATGATGCTAATGATGGATTAACATCTGGTACTCCAGTGTTAACTATTTCTCGTGCTGTAGAAGTTGCATCGGGATCATCTGGTCAACATTTGATTATTAATTGTTCTGGAGGAGGTGCTATTTCTGGATTTATCTCATGTGATATTGATGTTTTTGGTGTAACAAAACTATTGGATTTATCTAGATTATCTGGTAATTACAATGCTATATCTATTAGAGGATCACGTCAAGATGAATTGGTTGTTCCAGCAGGTACAACAACAAGAGCAGCAAATGGACCAGGTGATCGATGGAGTAGATTATCTGGATTAACTGGATTAACACCATCATTGTATACTCGTGGTCACATAGAAGGTACCGGTGATACTAGACTAATGTCATATGCAAATGATGCTACTACAATTGATATTATAGGAAGAAATGGTAATTTGCTAGATGCTTTTGGATTTTCAATTTACAACTTGGACGGTACAAATATTTTTGATAATTCAGCATGGGGTATTTTAAGTGATATTCCTGTTTCGTTTGAAGATATTGAAGTAAAATCAGCAACTGGTTCATTTACTATAAGAAATTTATGCTCCCATAGACTTCGGTTTAAAAATTGTAAATTGAATGTCCAAACAGTAGATGAACAAATGATAACTGGAGGATCTTTCGAGTTGATAGGATGCGAACTATATGGTGGTGCATCTACAGATGAAGTATTTGATGATGCTGATACTGAATACATTTCTATTACAAATAGTCAAATGAATAATTGTCGGCAATTGTTAAATAATCTTGAAGAATTTGTTGATGTTTATTCTGTTAATTGTCAATTAGCACCTCGACAAGCAAATTGTAGAGTGACTGGATGGTTATCATCACATGATGCTCTATCTAATATTGATGGATTTGGAGGTAATATGTTTTTAGATTCTTGTAATTTATCTAATTCAAGCAGTGCTAATATTTCAGTAGAAGGTATGCAGATTAATTCTAGTAATCTAACATTGTCTAATACAGCTGCTGGAGCAGAACCATGTGTCTATTTAACTTCATGTTCATGGGATCATTTGGGAGATAATAATTTTTCTAGTACTAATGGAAGTTGTGTTCTACTAGATAATTCTAAATTTAATCTTCGTCCATCTCAAGGAGCAACACCAGTTAATATTTTTGATGCTGCATCTACATGTATTTTCGCTGACGAATGTTCTCATGTCGTATTGGGAGCACAAGAAAATAAAACTTTATATAGATTAGGTTCTTCTGTATCTGATGAAGCAATCATACTAGATAACGGATCAAGAGCAGTTTTACCAGTTTTGACTAAAGGTCCAGATATTTTCACCGTTTTACTTACTGCTATGGCTTCTGTACAATATGACTCTACTTTGATACTTGGTGGAAATTATTCCAATCCCGGTGACGGGGAGGATGTTGTTATTTTGGGTGATAATGTTATTGTTAATGTGGCTGCTTTTAGTGGTGCTGCAGTAGATGTTATTCCAGAAGTTGGTACAATTGGAACTGATCCTGGTAATGAATCACGAAATGCTCATGTAATTGTCAAATAAGATCATGTGTGATCTCGCGCTATATTATTTTTTCTAAATCAGATATATAATACAAATGTCTGACTTGGAATCTAGATCAGTTGATGCACCCTCACCAGAAGAATTAGAACAAAAGGAAAAACAAAATAAAAAATTGAACTCTCGTACTAGGAATAAAGTAGAACGTATGGTTTCAATTACATTAGCAGAGGATGAACCAGAACAAAAAGAACAAAAAGAAAAAAAATCTCCTCTTCCTTTATGTTATGATAAAAATATGAAGTTATTAACAGATGTTGAGGATTTTTTAAACAATAATAAACTATTTTCACTGGAACGATATAAAAATCAAAGAGAATTATGGAAATCAGAAGGTGAGATGATGACTCGATTTGAATTCAATGATTTGAAACGTATGGTATGTTTGTATAATGATATATCTGAGGATATTCATAGTATTGATGATGGTGTTCTTGATAAAAGGGATATAGATAATCCCGCTGGTAAAGTTAGATCATTAAAAAGACTATTTTCAAAATATAATGTAATGTAATGATATACTGCTCGAACATGCCTTGGAATATTAAGTTTCATCATCCTGTGACTAAAGAAGTAATAGATGAAAAAAAATATATTAAATTAACTGATATTGCAGAAGATTTAGGAGTATCGCGTCATGTTTTATATCGCTATATGAATGATAAATTAACTGACAGATATAAGAAATCATGTGTATTACATCATACATCATGGGAGGAAATATATGAGGATGATGATGAGGATGATGATAATGATAATGATGATGATGTACAAATTACAGTACCACCTCCATCTCCAGATGATATCATAGTAGAACAAGAACCACAAGAACCAGAAGAAACACCAGAAGAAATTATAAGAAGATATAGAAATGAATATCAAACCAAATATCGCAAGAATAATCTTGATAAATTGCGTAAAAAAATTGAATGTGAATGTTCTGGAAGATACACTCTCCAAACTAAATCAAGTCATATGAAAACACAAAAACACCAACGATGGGTCATGCGGGAAAATAAAAAAATAAATTCTGATCCTAATAATATAAATCGAGAATGAAAAAAATTTCTATAATCAAGCAAGATGGAACTCGACAAGATTACAAATCATTATCTTTATTCTGTAAGGAATGGGGAACAAGCATATCTGTAATTTCAAATATCATATATAACGATGATAAGAGACATATCAAAAACAATCCTAAATTACATAATGTTACATTAGTTATTGAAGGAAAAGAATACAAACTAGGTGAATTCCAAAAAAAGGATTATAATAGGCAGATCACATGTGATGTGTGTAATATGACACATTATGTACGTGATACAAAACGTCATGAGAAATCCAGAACACACCAAATAGCATTAGGCAATAACGGTGATACATTTTATACAATGTGTGGTTGTGGCTCAAAAATCCATAACAGTTCTATGCGTACTCATCTCAAAACCAAGAAACATAATAAATGGCTACAAGAAAAACAACAAGACTAATTTTATCAAATTTCATATTTTGACAAAATTATATATTATACAGATGGCGTGATCGCGAAATATTTTTTAAAACTCAGCGCGTGAAATTTTCATAAATATTTTTTCTAAGTCTAGCTATATATAATGGCAACTCTGATCGGCGGAATAAATTTAAAAAATGTGATGACAAAATCACAATTGGTAACTGGTATCATGCGATATGATGCTCGTGCAAGATCAACCCTCATGAGAAAAAATAAGGAGGAACTCATCACCATGTATCGTATGTATACTGGGTTGGACATTCCTCAACCACCTCCATTGCCTCCACTACCACGAACACAACGTGATATTTTCCAAAATATTATTCAAAATATTAGAATTAATAGGGAACGAAATCAATTCTTAACTCATTTCAGAAATATGATTAATGATATTGAGTTTGCACCTATTAATATACGTGCTGATATATTTGGTTCTATAGAACTAACATTGTTAAACTTGATCCAAGAATTAGGTGGTCGCCGTGTATTGTTACAATATGGTCCTAATTTTTATACAATGAATGCTAATAATGTTACAAGATTATTACAACTTGTTCAAACTAATATGGTGGATATACATGATACTACTCATTCAGATCAAGCATTTGTAGCAAATTTATTTTTAGCAAATGAGATTAGAATCATAGCTGTACCACCACCAGCACAAAATGATGATAATGGTGGTTTTTTTAAATATCTAACCAAATTTACACATAGATCATTAAAACGTTACGGAATCTATCATACATTCAAAAGTAAAAATTACAATAATAATTGTTTTTATGATACTATGAAAAATTCTGGATTAGGAGAAGATAAATTAAATACTCTATCATATATTATCAAAGGAGAGACAATTCCTTTCTCTTCATTACCTACCATATGTGATAAAATTAAATCAAAGATAATTGTTAAGAAAATAAGAGAATCAAATGATAGATCATCAAGTATTAAATCTTTAAATAAAACATTTGGAAAACAATATAAAGATGAATTTACAATCTGTTTAATAGATAATCATTATTTTCCTTATGATAAGAAAACAAAATTTACTGCTTATGCAATTAAAAATTATGATGATGTTAAATCATTTCCTAATTGGAATAAAATAGTAAAAATCAGATCAAATGGTAAACCTATGAGATCAGAGAAAAATTATATTGATAGTTTTACATTAGTAAAGTTATTGGTTCAAAATAAAGATAAAGTATTAAAAACAATATCACAAAGTTTTGATATTCATAAATCAACAATTTATAATTCATCACAAATAGATGGAATGGAGTTTGATGATCTTACTTATGATGAAGATGCTAATACTGCTTTTTCTAATACTTGGAAAGAACCAGTTGATTTCTCTAATGATGGATATCATAAAATAATGATTAAAAATAAAGACGGTGAGGATGAAATTCGAAAATATAGAAAAATATTCTTTGATTATGAAACCTATTCATATGGATCAAAAAAGATTCATACTCCTTATTTATGTTCTTATTATGATATGGTGACTCGTTCAGTTCATACTTTTCATGGATATAACTGTGGTAAGCAAATGTTAGATTCTATTCCAGAAGACTCAATGTTGTTTGCTCATAATGCTGGATATGATTTCAGATTTTTATATAAACATTTAAATATCAATAGTTATCTTCCAAAAGGTAAGTCACTTTTCAAAGCAACTGGAACATATTATAAATCTAAAACTAATAAGATTAATATTATTGTTCAAGATACATATAAAATAATTTCATCTCCATTAGCAAAATTCGGAGAAATGTTTAAATTAAATGTTAAAAAGGAAGTAATGCCTCATCCATTAGTTAGTTATAAATCATTAAATGAATTTATCCCTTTTGATATGATTAGAAAATATTATGGAAATGATATTGATTCGGTGAATACGGTTTATAAAAACATAATCGAA